TCGTGACGTATATGCGGACTTTAATAATAATTTTGTGAATGGTGAGCAGATTGCGATTGAAAATGCAATTTATGGATCAGCACCTAATGCCAATATTTCCGGCACAACCGATGTGGGGATTAATGGTGTATTGACTATTGCTTCCGCAACCAACATTACCGATCCGCAGAAATATAGAAAAATTCGTATATCCGCACTCACGGTTGATGATTTAGACGAAGGTCAGCTGAGCCTGGCTGGTGAATATTCGGTTTCAAATATTGTAAAAACCGGCTCAAATGGTGCATGGTTTTATGAGGTAACACTTACACCTAATTTCCAGGAAACCAATATTAATTTTGGTCGCCTGTCAGCAGATGGGGAAGGTATTTTATCTGGCGTCTTAACCGATCATGATGAAAATATCGACTTGAGTGGCACCTATACAAATTTCCTCTGTATCTGGAAATGAAATTACCCTGGTCAATCCGTCCGCTGTGAATCCAGACTGGTTGTTGCTAGACAATCTTACTGCGCAACAGATTGCGGATATGCTAGGCCGCAGCATTACCTTTAAAGGCACGGATGAGAACTTTATAGGTTGGTATTACGCTGGAAATCAAGATACCGAAGGCATGATGCTGAACTTTATCGCGGCCAACGGTATTTATGAGGGGGACCGAGCCAAGCAGGTTGCGGTTGAAGTTCAATATCAGCAAGTCATTAATGGTGTGCCAACCGGTGAAATCTATTCTGCGGGTGTGACAATGCAGGGCCGAGCAAATAGCCGGGATCAGGTCGGTGCCACAATACGGGAACAATTGACTTTTACCGGGCAATTCCGCTTTCGTGTTAAGCGCATCAATGATAATGGTAATGGGGCAAACCTGATTGATGATGTGGTATTTGAAAGCGCATACAGTTTTTATGCAACGAAAAAATCTGCATATGAACACGATACGGTTATTCGCTTAAAGCGCCTTGCAATTGGATCAGGGACCAATGCATCTGAATTAAATATGCCAGTAACACGAAAGCTATTTTCATATCGGGGTGGTGTTAAATCAGCTCAGCGGATTCCGACCAATAATTTTGCCGACATCATTATCAATGTTGCACTTGATCCGTATATTGGCCGTTTCGATATATCTGAAATTGATGTGCTGTCACTGTATTCAGTATCTGATGAGATTGAAGCTTATTTCGGAACGCCTAAGGCTTGTGAGTTTAATTACACTTTTGATGACAAGAACAGCAGTTATCAAGAGATGGCCTTTGCGATTGCTGAAGCGGTGTTTTGTACAGCACGACGGGAGAATGGCACACACTTTTTTAACTTTGAAAAAGAAACCCCAAACTCTTTAATTCTGTTTAACCATCGCAATATGAAGCCCCAAACCTTCCGACTCAGCGATACTTTTGGGATAGAGGATGAATATGATGGGGTTGAATTTAAATGGCGTGATGCATCGGATGACTATGCAGAAGCGGTAATTAAATTGCCACATGATGGATTGGCGAACTACAAAACCATCGAAAGTAATGGGGTGACTAATCCAGTTCAAGCACACTTCTTGGCACACCGGGCTTGGAATAAAATGCGCTTTAGCCGCAAGGCTATCGAGTTCACGGCTTATGGTGAAGCTGATCTGGTCACCCGAAATGACCGGATTGCTGTGGTGGGTGATCTATTCAAAATGACGGGCAGCGGTGAAATTGAATCACAGAGCAATACAGTATTAACACTCGATAATCCAGTTTTGTTAAATGCTGCTGATAATTACGTCATTCACTTGCAGCTTAAAGACGGCTCTGTTGATGTGATCGATATTGTCAGTCAGATCAATGATTCTCAGATTCAGCTTGCACGCATTCCACTTATTCCACTTGTAGTTTCTGATGGATCCAAGGTGGTAAATGCCACATATAGCATCACCAAGGCAAATGAGATAGAGAGTGAGGCTTACTTAATTCAAGAGAAATCACCAAGCGCTACTTTTGAGTCTAGTGTGAGCGCCATCCAGTATGACAGTCGCTACTACGGCAACGACAAAGATCACATTAACAACCTCATTTAGATTTTAAAAAATATAGCCACCTTCGGGTGGTTTTTTATTGCCTGGAGAAAAGCATGGCTGATCAAGTAATTACCAAGCAAGAGCTTATTGATGCTCAAAAAGATGCACAAACTTTAGAAGATGCGGTAAATGGTGAGCCAGGTAAACTCATTAAATCTCGAACCGGTCGAGAGTTTTATTCGCTTGCCAGCGTTCCACAAATTAACACCATGACGCGAGAAGAAGTTACTGCAGCTGTAGCACCCAAAGCTAATGATGCTGAGGTTTATAAAAAGACTGAAACTTTCACCAGGGCAGAAACGAATGCATTGGTAGCGCCAAAAGCTAATCAGGCTGATGTTGACAGCGCTATCTCTGGAATGAATTCAACATTAAATACTTCATTAGCAAACTTAAGTACTGATGCAAATAAATTTTATCCAACACTTGCAGAAGCTAATGCTGCTATTGCTTTAATTGCAGTCAATCAACCTGTAACTATTGGTGAGGTTGCAAATGGCGGTCTTTGGTACAAAGCTACAGCAGGGGCAACCAGTTTAACTAAAAGTCCTTATGATACTTTGCAGCAATCTAAGAATTACACTAATGCAAATCCGCTCTTCAATCCCGTGTTGATCACATCAGGGATGTTCTCAAATGTTGATAATATAAAGACAAGTGGCCTGTATATTTGTGATAACAACACCGTTGCGGCGGAAATTTCCGGACTACCAACCGTAGGGCGAGGTTTCGTTTTAGCTGTTATAAGCAAAGGTAATTTAACACGACAAGAGATCTCACATATTGGAGAGAATTTCGAATATACACGCACATCATTAATCACTGGAGTTTTCCCTGCCTTTGGTCGTCTGGCATTAAAGTCAGATACAGATGCTCTTGTAGCCAGTTCAGTAGCAGTCTTAAAAGATTCATTAATATACGAATATTCTTTAAATATGTTCAACCCAGCCAACGCGGTTGATGGATGGCGTATTGGTGGCACGGGTCAGCTTAATGCTGTAACTGGCGCAAAACACTCAGGCTTTATCCCTGTCGCTCCGGGTGAAAAATATACAATCTCTTGGTCTAATGCTGTTTCAGACATCCCTTATTATTCTTTATTTACCAATAAAACCGACACTGTTCCTGTTGCATTTAATTTAACTTCACCAACCACAAGCCCTTTAACAATTACAATTCCAGCCAATGCTAACTTTATTGTCGTAAATTTAAAGCATAGTTCGAGTGCATCTGAGCGAACAAACTTCCAGATCGAACTTGGCTCTACAGCAACAACATATAAGCCGTGGGCGAGTCTGGGTTTTAAACTCCGTGACAATGTAATCAGCAATAATATTATGCGAGTTTCACAGTTTTCAGCATTACAAGATGCAAACCCAAAAAGTTATGAAAAGGTCACACAATCTGTAAACTTATTTGATGAGTCAAAGATTCAGAACGATAAGTTTTTATCAACAGTCAATGGGGGTATATCTGCTGGAGCAGGTTGGAAAATATCTGGTTTTATTCCAGTTGTTGCGGGTCAGACTTATACATTAAGCGGTACGCGCGCGCGCCAAGGTGTTTCATTTTTTCCAACTAACGCGATAACTACTGAAGCTGCTTTGCTATATGATAACACTTCCGTGCTCCCTCTTACTGTTACTGCACCTGCTGGTGCAAATTATGCTGTTATTGCACTGGAATCAGCAACAGCAAAAGGATGGACTGAATTACAGTTTGAGGTCGGCACTACTCCAACTCCATACATCCCATATGGTCAAGCTTCAACCAAGGTTCTCGCTTCACATATTGAAGGTATTGAAGATTTAATCCCTAAATCCTCAGCTAAAGCATCTTATAAACTTACTTACGGTACAGGCACAATCAAATGTGGTTTGCTTGAACTTGGTATTAAGGTGTTTAATCCAGTAACCTATCTTGGCAATCCTGTTTTTAACTTCAATAATGATAAGTACAACGGCAAAACTATCCGATTAAATGGAGATGACGTTGCTCCTGTACGGATGATGGGCGCGACAATTGGGGCAAACCACGGATACTCAAGAAGTAATTTAACATTAGCAGCACACGGTAAAACTGTTGCTGATGTTGGTTCTGTATGGTCGGATGGTACAAATGAATGGGTGATTGTCCAAATTAACAGCGGACGGATTGACCAGGGTAATTTCATTTCCAGATACAGAGGAAATTGTATAGGTGCCACTCAAGTCGATATTTTCATCATGATCGGTTAAGACGCCAGATAAAATACCTTCCCCATCTGCTGACAGGCGACCAAAATTAATATTGGTTTCCTGGAAATTAGGTGTAAGTGTTACCTCATAAAACCATGCACCATTTGAGCCGGTTTTTACAATATTTGAAACCGAATATTCACCAGCCAGGCTCAGCTGACCTTCGTCTAAATCATCAACCGTGAGTGCGGATATACGAATTTTTCTATATTTCTGCGGATCGGTAATGTTGGTTGCGGAAGCAATAGTCAATACACCATTAATCCCCACATCGGTTGTGCCGGAAATATTGGCATTAGGTGCTGATCCATAAATTGCATTTTCAATCGCAATCTGCTCACCATTCACAAAATTATTATTAAAGTCCGCATATACGTCACGAGGAACAGATATCCATTGAGTTGGACCCATTGATCCGCCACCGGTAAAAATAATATCGTTTTCCGTGTACTGAACGGATGCAGCCACAATAATTTTATTGCCTGAAAAACTGGTATTGGTGTAGCTTAATTTGGAATTGTTGGGCGAGATTAGTTTTTGCTTGCCATCAATCGAGCTGACCTGCTTGGCTACAATTGGCGGTTGGCTGAATGGCTCACCAATCAATACTTGTGGAGTGCCAGTGGTGAGCGTATTTGGCTCATAAGCACTGAGGCTTGCGCCTTCAATACTGCTAATCGGGGTTTCACCCTCCTTAATTTGGTCTGAATCAATTTCAAAGTAACCAGTGCCTATAGAAAGTAGTGCTTCTTCAACCTGTACATTGTCTGCATAGTAACGGTACAAAGGTGCTATTAGATCTGAGATGGATTTTACAGTGCCGTAGATATCAGAGACGCGCTCACTGGTCCGGTGTTTGTTCTGGCGTGCTGAAAGACTGTTATTGCCTGATCCTGTGGATTGGTCATTGTTTACTTCCGGCATATTCATGTATGTATAAATAGCCAAGCCGGCTGAAATAACCATTACCACAACCATGAATATTTCGAACGGCGTGCCTGCATGACACAAAATAAAATAATCCCCATCCGCTTCAAGAAGTTTTAAGGCTTCTTGTTTTGTTTTAGGTGTCACATCATTTTGTGCGCAGATGTTGTCTTTATAAAGTCGAGCATCTGGATATTCTTCACGTACATTCAGCCAATCTTTAAGCAAGCACTCATATTCTTTTTCGCTGAATTCAAGCGGATCAAGCTCATTGTGATAAATACGAAGCTTCATAAAATCTAAACCTTGAATAATTTCGCTCTAAAGATCGAAGTTCCTGAAAATAGACACCGTTTTCAGACAGGTGCAAAACTCGACCACAATAAAAAAGCCCCACATGGGAGCTATTTAAAAGATTGGTCATTAAGACAATGCAGCCCTCGATAGGCTTCTCCAGTCTTTTGTTCTTGATTGTGGTGTCACGTGATGTCCGGATGCTTTGCGTCAGGTCGCCGGTCAAACCTAAAAAGCTTGTCGAGTAATCCTGATCAAAAAGATATTGGGCTGCCTCAATCAGAAAATGGACACAATGATAACTTCTCGGGTTGTATCTACGGTCCAGCAAAGCATCAACACTTTTCATATCAAGCCTCGTAAATCTGGATACTCTTTAAAGTTGTAGGTGCGGCCTGTCTTGACGCTGTTTTTACCGGAAGTTGCGGCTTCAAAAGTAGTGGCCTGATAATCCTGATTCATCTTAGCCACAGACAATCCACGAATAATTTCAATAGGTGTTTGCTTGGTCAGCACCATGGATGCTGCATCAAATGCAAATGAGCGATAAATCACTTGGGGTTTTTCATCGCTAGATGCATCACGGATCTTCTGGATTAAAGGCGGCACAATTTCACCCAAATCCCCGACTGTAATATTTAAAGTCTGATCAAGGTCATCCGAGGTATTGCCGCGCTGAATCATCAGCGGAATAAACTCAAATGTTGCTGACTGCCCATTCTCTAAAGTTACCGCAACGCCATCAGGATGATTGGTCACGATCCGAATTGGAGCAGGCCATAATGAGTGACTGATTTCCAATGTCTCCAGCAAGACAACACTTGAGACACTATCGAGATGAAAGTCTTTAATGTCATCGACTGTAATCATATAACCCCCAAAGCATCCGGGAAGCTTTCGTTCACCAGTTGCTCTAACAGATTCAGCACATCAGATGGGCTTCCTGTATCCCACAGATCAACAATGCTCTGATCAAATGCCAGATCACCATTGTTAAGTGGTTTACAGCGCACTTGAAATGACACGGGATAAATCACACCTTGCCGTTCACCCACTGACAAAGATTCAGCAACGAACTGACAGGTGTGGTCCTGCATCTCGGATGAGTCAGTAATCAGTCGCCATAAAAACTTTTGCGGATTCAAGGTGTGACTTCGCCAAAATGCCCAGAAATACTGAGCATGGGTTTTGGTGGGCAGCAATACCGAGACATTGACCATATGAACATTATTTACAAACATTCGTCGCTGGCGTGCAAAGCCACCGGCAAGCTGCTGTTCAAGCATGTTGTTGCCAGGTGAAAATGAATACCCGCTTTGCAACGGGCATAATGCAAAACTATTCATTATCGTTTAACTCCCGCAGTGGTATTGCGCTGTACTTGCTTTGACTCAAAAGAGTTTGGGTTGCCTAAGTTCCCCCAAGACTGTTTGATTCTCTTCTCAACAATATCAATTGTCACAGCGCCATCGGCACCACGGCTTTGCTCAGCTGTATAACCAGGAGGAACATTGATATTGATTTGAGGACCGCCATTGCTGTTATTAGCAATCATGTTTTTCAAATCAGCATTAGTCCGGCTATCAACGACACGCTCGCCTTTGTCTAAAAGCCATGTGCCTTCTTTTGGAATGTTGTCTATGCCGTCGTGGGCCATGCCGGCAATAGTTTGACCAGCGATTATGCCAGCGCTCATATATCCATTAATTTTAATCATTGCAGAAAGTGGCGCACCAGCAATTGGACCCAAACCTATTGGCGGTGGAGCTAAGGCTGCCGCAGATGCGACGTTAGCATAAATAATTGCTTGGGCAGCGGCCATTCCTTGCTGAATTAAAAACATCGCTTTAAATGCACCAGACTGCTCACCTTGGCTGTCTTTGACGAGCTGGGTCATGCTGCCCCAAATCGAGCTGGCTTGAGATAACATTGCGCTGTACATGCCCATTTTTTCGTTATATTGCTGAAGCTCTAAATCTTTGACGCTCTGATGATAATCAACATCAATTGCAGCCATTCCATCACGATATTCCCTATGTGCTTCGAGCAATGCTTCATACCGCTCATCGTCCGTTGAATACAAGTCACTTGTCATGATGTCTTGCTCAACACCTACACGTTGATTTTTTAGTCCCGACTTTGCATTTGAGCGATCATTTTCCAATGACCAACGATCATAATCTTG